GATTCTTACCAGCTTTAAAGTTCTCTGACCAATCGAACAGTGTCTTGATAGCTTCCATTGTTGTTTGAATAAAGGATTGATACTTTGAGGGTATCATGCAACCCCGCAGGGCTGCAAGTTACCGTCAGTCTTCCCAGTCATAATCGGTTGGTTCATCGATTACAGGTGGCTCAACGTTATCTGTCCATGCTTTGCAGTCTAGATAATCAAACGTTGTCCTGTCACTATTGACTAGGTTTTGGTTGGCCCAGAATCCAAAGCTCATGTTTTGATTGAGTTTTAGATTAGCCATTGCCCGACGTGAAACGTTCTTGTAAAGATATCTATCACCATTACGAGTCATTAACTCACATTCACCTTTTTTAATATTAGGGATTATGTAGTCAACCCACTCGCTTGAGCGATATTTAACTTCAGGTAATAGTTTCATTTTGAATTAATAACCACACTCAGTGTGTGGCAATGCTCACCCCAGATTATGAATCTGTATGTAGGAGTCTTCCTAGTTTGGGCTGGCCCAACAGGTGAGCGTTCAAACAAACAATTCTTAAGCTTACACTCACTGTCGGTTTAATCCGCTCAGCGTCTTCCTCAGTCTCCCAAGACAGTCAATGTCCCTTTGGTGTCACGTGCTACCAACACGCTAGGCTTCCGCCTCGACTGATTGAATAGTGCCATGATCATTTGATTTATAGTCGGTGTGGCTCCCGACTGATTCAAGTATTACACGTGTTCGTACTTATTGTCAAGCACGCCGCTTATTTACTTGATTTGTGCCATGAACAATTTCCGGTGTGGCTCCCGATGAATTCAATATAGTCTGAATCGTGACTGGTGTCAAATCTGCGTTACATTGAGTAACAATCGGCTCGCATCTCTTATGTATGTGTGCCTTACGTGGAGGATTAACTGGTGGCGTTCCAGCTTCCTGCCTCGTATGTACACATTATGGCACCTCATCGGCCAAACCGTCAACAGATTGCTTAACATTCCAGTAACAATCCACCCTAGATTTGCCCGAAAGCCTTGCCACGACTGGTTTGTGGCACCCCTCGGGGCTTCGTCAGCGTTTCAACACACGAACAATGGAGGCACCCCCACGGGGGGTAGATTGATAATAACACGTTATAATACGCCTTTAGAAAATTATGTTAAAATTTGATAGACGTGATCTGTGGCTTCCTTCTTAGTACTAAAGAACCTACAATCCCCCTCGGAACACGCCAGGAAGCGGTGGAAAGTAGTCGAACCACCTTGTATATCATAAGTATGTATTGTACCACCTTGAGGGGTCATATGTAGCAGTTCAGGTTTATTCATAGTAAAGACTCTCTTAGAGCATCTGCAAGGTTATTGTAGCTAAATGCTACATGAATCTGACCAATGACAACTGCTATAGTTGCAAAGGTCCAGAATATGTAGTAGTAGCGTTGTTTAACTTGACGAGGTTTCTTATCCATAAAGGTGATGGGTGTGGTGTTTGCGGGGAGGTTTATATCTTACTCTTCTTGCTGCTTTGTAAATTCTCAGAAGTAACTCTGTATTCATAGGAATTGTTGTGCTACATGAGTAGTACCCCTACCTATAGCTCGCATGTTACTCATAAAATTCTCTCTTTTATCTTCTTCTCCTATGGTTCTTGCAACATCTATACCTAGATTGGTCATACCTAGTACAAAGTTAGCAGGTTCAGCCCAGAAGGACGTACCAAGGGTAGCAGAAGCTAATCCAAACTGTACTTTATCCATATAATCAGCGAAACCTTCATTAGGGTTATCTATCATCTCTTCCCAACGTTGTTGAACATCCCAGGCATCAAGTCCAGCACCTATAAAGGGTAGGACACTACCAGCTCTTCTCATAGCTGTTCCTAGATCAGAGGTAACAGCAGACATCTGTACATTATTCTTTTCAGCAAGAGATGAAAGAGTTTTCATTGGATCATCATCCATCATAGCTCCAGATAATGAAGACTTAGGGACTCCGTGTTTTTGCCAATCAGGGTATGGCCCTTCAGCAGCTTGTTTGAATTGTGTTTCTTTATCGGGCACAGTTAGTTTAAGAGTTGGGTACTTTTTATATTCAGTAGGGCTTATACGTTGACCTCCTCTTTCACCGCTTAAAGATACCCAAGGATCGTTTTTAAACTCTCTTAGATAGTACATAGCTTTAGTGTAGTCATCAGCGTGTAAATGATATTCACCAGGAGGTAATGATCTTTTTATATTATGGAATTTATTTTTAAGATTTACTATATCTGAAAACTTACCTTTACCTTGACCTATATCACTTTGAATATCAATAGAAGTTCTAGCAGTAGGATCTTTATCATAAATCATACTACCTGTAGCATCATCAAACTTACCTGTATCAGTATTAAGTTCTCTTTGAATCTTAATCCAACTATCTTTTAAAGTTGGAGAATCATGCCAAACACCTAATTTATTATATTCATCTCCATCTAAACCTTGTGCGTTAAAATCAAAAGGTTTATTTAGATCCGTTTCAATCCTATCTCTAAGATGGTTAGTCCGACCAATAGCTGTAGTTGTAGATTTATTTAATGTCTGCTTTGGATTAAAATGTCTATGACTCCACTCGGTTTCAGGTATCTCTAAACCTCCAATAGCTTCTTTTCCTACACTAAATTCATCTATAGGTAGTACATGAAAGCTACGGGTTTCAGGATTAAAATCTACATAATGAGTTTGAGCTTTACCTTCAGCACGTAAAGTTGTTTCAAGTCTAGTTTTTTGAGTTGCTTCTCTAGCTGTTGTAACCCAAATGTTATGTGAATCCGCAGGGTTTCCAGGTAAACCTAATCTATCCCAATCTTTACCACTAATTCTATGTTCAAAGATAAGTCTGTTTGGATCTTTAGGATCTAATCCTTTGTTAAAGTTAGCAATCTCTTGACGGATTTCTTTATTAATTTTAGCTTCAGTTTTATTACTTTCAATCAGACTCCTTACTCTTCTATCTACTCGTGCTCTAAGAGAAGCAAATCTAGTCCCTGGTTTCCCTGTACGTGGATCTAAAGATAACTCAGTTAATCTTCTATCACCATCTAGGTTACGCCATCTAGTTCCTTTCTTTCCATCACTTTCAAGTTTCCATCTATGCCCTAATTCATCAGTATATTCTTTTATACCTTGTGATTTTAAAGCATTATTTCTTGTTCTAGCTTTATTAGGTGCTATCCATTTAAACTTTCCATCAAAACCTATACTAGGTTCAACTGGATATTTCTGTAGAATCTCTTCCATTGTGCTGTAGGTAGTAATACGTGGCAAATCCTACTGGTCCTATTATCCTTAATAGAAGTAGAATTAATAATAATCTTTTCATAGTGCATCGAAGCTTCGCCTATATTCGATTGGGTAGAGAAGAGATCCCTATTACTGGAGTTTGTCTCTTCTCAATTTGACCGCTGTTTCCACACACGAGGAGCACCACTTCCCCGTGTGTTAGTGTAGATTTACTTTATACCCAGGTAGGAAGCGGTTTTCCTTTGGTCTTACCTCGTGCCTCTTTACGCTGCATATGGTTCATCCCTAAGACTAAATGATTAGCTTCAGATTGGGGATCATCTATCCAAGCTTCTAAGTGATCTAACCATTCTTGGTCTTTTCTGTCTTTTATTGCGGCAGAAGCTGAGATGGCGAGGGCATCGGTAAACCACTTGACCCCTTGGGCGAGAGCATCGATTCTGTCGTCATGCTTGACGGCACCTTTTTCCCTGCACATCCTGGAGATTTGGTATCCAAGCATATATTGGAATCTAGATTCATTCGGCCTTTCAGACCCCGAATCAAAATCCCATTTAATAACTTTGGGGTCAACAACCAACCTGTGCTGATTAAACACAGGCTCAAGACTGTCAATAATCCTATCTTCTTTCCTGACATTAGCTCTTGTCTCCTCTATGTTAATTGGTACATTTTTATTAATAGCATGTTTTCTGAATAGCTCAGATACCATACCGTCACCAAAGTTACTTTCAATAAGTAAAGTTGATACTTTATATTTTTTACATCTAGCTAAAATAGACAATAAAGTTTTGTCTGAATAACCGTCTGTAGAGGCGTAGACTTCATGCAAATACATTATCCCATTCAACTGGGAGATAAAGCACGCTACAGTCTCGTCTGAACCCCTTCCAGAGGGGTCAACGGAACATATGGTTTCAGAATACGGCTTCCATTCTCCTTGAACCTGCATTGGACTATAATAATAATCCCCAGGAAGACCCACACAAGGCAAATCCTTGAGTATATTGTCACGACTTGAACACCATATTATATTTTCTGGGGCTGTTTCGGGGTTGACTGGATTAACGATGAGATCGGCAAATTTAAGAGGAAACTTCTCCGCATCAGATAGAGAAGTGTCGAGCATAAACTGCAACATAAAGTTACTACGACCCATAGCAGATTCACGTTCCAGCAGATCGTTCTCACGGAATCTCGTATCCGTTGGTGCCCAAGTGAGTTCTGAGTCATCGTTTAAGTCTTGTTCTAGCTGTGGAGCAAGTAAGCCATCATACATAGCCACCTTTCGGGGGTACCTAGCTGGCCATACGAACGGTTTATAAGCCCTTTCACGTAGTTTATTGTAAACAGTGAAGGTAGTTTGAGGGGTTCCCAGGAACATAATCCTAGAATCCTTCTTGGGAGTAAGGATAGACTCACATTCAGTCACCAATTGCAGTAATTTTTCACGTTGTAATTCGGTCATACTGTTGTTTGGTACCTCCACGTCATCTAAAACCATCAAGTCTGCACGACTTCCAGTTAACTGACCTGTAATACCAACCGATTTAACGCTGGGTGCTTGGTGTGGAGCCGCTGGCCCTACGTCAAACGATACACGTGACCATCTCTGATCATCGTTTTTTGGCTTAAGGTGGGACATCCACGGTACTTCGAGGATTAATCTTTGGCAAAATATAGAGAATGAATCGGCTCTATCCTTAGAAGCCGACACAACCATAATCTTTTTATTTGTATCGTTATATAATGTCCAAAGAACAAACGCTGCAGTAATCCACGACTTACCAACACCCCTGAAAGCTTGAATTTGGAGCCTTTTCGGTCCATTTTGCAAGTATTCAGCTATACAGAGCTGTGCTCTAGTAGGTGCTGGTAAAGCTAAGTGTGTCCAAACTGCAGTTAAGAAGTACCTAAAGTCATCTTTAAGCTGTTGTTGAATTTGCATCTTCGTTAAATTGTTCTAAACCTTTATCTGTAAGTACGTGTTTGTACATACTATCAAAAACTTTAGGTGGTATGGTACATATATCAGCTCCAAGCTGGAAAGCTGTGCCAACTGACTGTACATCTCGAATAGAAGCAGCTAATATCATAGTATTAATAAACTGCTTTTTATATACCTTAGATATATCACTGATTAATGATAAACCAGATAAAGAGTTATCATCCATCCTACCTACAAAAGGTGAAATGTATGTAGCTCCAGCTAAGGCTGCTAAAATCGCCTGAGAGACGCTAAAGACTAAAGTGACATTAGTGCGTATTCCAACCTTACTAAGCTGTTTACAAGCCCATAGACCGTCCTCAGAGCATGGTAATTTAATAGTAGCTGCTTCTCCATACGTTTTAGCGTGTCCTGCAGCTCTTGAAAAGAAATCTTTACGGTCATCCGCAGTGATTTCCATGCTAACATCTTCTACACCCTTATCAACTAGCTCTTTATAAACTTGTTGTGGGTGTTTACCACTTTTAAAGATTAAAGTAGGGTTGGTGGTAACACCACTTATCAACCCTGTATCTAATCTGTCGTAAATTGCTTTGGTATCAGCGGTATCTAAAAATAATTTCATAGGTGCTATTGAATCCATTGAAGGATATGTTGTTCTCGAAAAGGGTCTGGTGGGAAATTATCCCTGAACCAGTTTAACCAGTTTTGACTTCCTTTGCTTTGATTACACTTGACACAAGCGGGTACACAATTCCTAGTATGGGAACAACCTCCCATACATCTGGGATGTACATGATCAATGGTAAGATCATTCTCGTTATGGGATTTTCCACAATAAATACATTCATAATTGTTTGCCTCTTTAATAGCTTTTCTCCAGAGTCGGTTTGCCTCGGATGAAGTCATAGCTAATAGGTTGTAAGTGTAATGGTTTGCGTTAGGAAGTACTGGTGTCATTTTTTACTACGGTTTCTTGCTCTGTTTTTAGATGCATTCTCTCTTACTAATGTACCTCTCTTAGTATGTGAGTAATCTTTACCGCCTTTACCATAGTTACCGTCTTCACGACGAGCACGGTTTAGTTCAGCACGGTATTTTTTATTGATCTTGAGCTTGTTACGTTTCCTTTGTTCAGAGTTTTTATGCTCACGAGACAAGGGATTCTTACGGTAGTTTCTGGCACTTTTCTTTAGTTTTGATAAAGGAAGTTTTTTAGGAGCCATTAGCGTGTAACTGCGTTTTGTACTGCATCAAAATCAACTTGAGGCATAAGATCAGCTAGCTTCCCTAACGGGGAACTGTCAAAGGCTACACCTGTAATATCATTCTTTGCTAGCCAATCTGCAGCCGCTTTCAGGTCAGCTGTTGTAGCTTCACCTGATTTTATCCTAGCTAAAAACTCCTTTGTAAGGATACCATGAAGTTCATTAAACTGAGCTTCAGTGGCTCTTTTAGCTTTTGTCGTCATTAATCTTTAAGACCAGGAAATAAGTTTTTCTTAATGAGTGCTACGGCCTGATCATCAATGGTATTATCCGTAGATTTAGAATATGCTTCTAGCAGCGAGATAACTAATTCCTTAACTGCGTTTGAAGTTAGGAAAGCCATGAGGACGGGTTTGATGATAATCATTTGTTTATTGAAATTAGCGTTTGTCAAGGGTACCACGAGTGGCTTTTTCTGATAGTTTACCAGGAACCTTTACCTCGATTTTAGGTTCTACTTTTTTGGTGTCGTCGGACACTGATACTTTTGTTTCTGCCATTGTTTCCATCCTTTTTTAATAGGTGTACATTCTGTTTTAACTTTCTTTTCAAAAGCTACTTGTAAATCCTTTTCCCATTTAGCTATAGGAATAACATCAGAACACATCTCTGATACTCTAGATCCAGGTTTTAACATGAAACCTAGCTGTTGTAATTCAGCACAGTTTTTCATCCTGACTAATTCATAGTCAAGACGCATCTTTTCTTCTTGTCGAGCTGCCATACTACGACATCTTTTTAAACCTTCTCTATCTAAAGGTACCATAAAGTTAATCTGAGCACCCCAGTTTTCAGCTATAGTATAGCTTGAAGGACTCATACCATCTTCATTTATATCCCAAGGTTTTGTATGATTACCCATATAAAAAGGGCTAAATGTCATCGTAGATCCATTACAACTTATATTAGGTCCGTAATGTTGTCTAGACGGTGCTCCATTATTTTGGAATTGCACCGCCTGATTAGTTACATTACCTGTCGCAGCTGCAACTGGATTACTAACATTTGTAGTTTCTGGCTCACTAGCTTTAGCAGGAGTTACTGAGAGAAGACCGATAAGGATGTAGTAGTAGAAGAAGTGTCGATTTCTCGGTCTATTTCTGTTACTTCTAGCACTTGACTGGCTGCTCTTGTTACTATTTCTAGTGTAAAGGGATCTCCAGCTGTGGTTATGGTATAGACCGAATCTGAATCTACTAAACCACCTGAAGTAGCTGATGTATGGGTTATGTTTTCTCCATTCCATGAGTTTAGTGCAGAACCATAGGTTGTTGTAGTTATTTCTTCTACAATTTCCTGAGTTGTTGTTGTGGTACTTTGCATTGACCCTTGCGTAAAATTGGGAGTCACTAGCTCTGCTTTTAAAGTAGTTGGTGTAAGTAATAACAGCGGTATTAACCATTTTTTCATTCTTCCTCTGCAGTGTCTTGAATAAATTTAAATAATAGAACAACAGCTAAACCATAAACATAGCTCCATACTATTACTTGAAAAAACTCATTCATCTTTTTTCTTAGCCATTGGACAGTTTACTGTACCTTTGTCTTTCGTATTGCCAGTAGACAGGCCAAAAGTGGCTAGTGCTCCTGTAAAGACACTGGCGACAAAAGTTATATCTGAGTTCCCAGCTTTCTTAATCATTGGTAACTCAACATAATTCATGGTTA